GTTTCATTGAAACTCCTTGGGTGGGACAGAAATAGTATTTCTGTCAGTGCGGCTAATTACAACAAGGAAGTCGAATTAGCCGCAGTGTTCTAGACTAGACGGTGCTTAATTGTGCAGCATTCACCAAGTGGCTTGGTTTTGCTTCTGGATGGACTAGTCCAGTGGAGATTTCGAAGCTTCCGACGTGATAGAGGTCGTAATCTTCGGGATACATAGAGATGGGTGACTGCTTATCGTTGACGTAGGTCTGTATTTGGCGTTCTGCCGTGCCATGGGTGGGCGAGGCGAAGGGGACGCCATACGTGGACGATTTTTTGTCGTAGATGCAATATAGATTTTGTTTCATTTTTTACTCCTGCATTAGTTGTGAGCGGAATTGCTCTGATTTATTTATGCAGGGTCTTGGCAGCGCTGCCAATGGACGGTGCGTCTGCGACGCGGAAGATGGCGGGGTGGAGTGGGGTGTTGCAGGTGGTGAAGCTCCGCTCAACCCCCTGGCGTACACGACCCCAACTCTTCGGGGTCACCCGCCTACCTCGCCTGATTTGCGGCTTCGGGTTGCGCACGGAACTTGTGCGCTAAGAGGGGATCGAAGAAGGGGAAGGGTGCGAAGAGAGGAGAGAAGGGCAATTTTATTCGTCGTTTAGATCGTCGTTTTATTTTTTGCCCTAGAGAGATGTTGATATGTTATTCGGTGTCTTCTTCGGATGAGGAGATGTGGGGACTAACGCGCTTGCGCTTGTTTCCGTTTGAATCCTTTGGATTCAATCCGGTCTGGATTTGGGAAAGGGATTCGGGGTGGATTCTGAACTCGGGAACGGGTTCAGGTTTTTGATACTCTTTGAGGCCAAGTTTCACTGCCTCTGCATCGTTGTCTGGGTTTTTTAGGAATGTGATAAATTCCTGAGGGTCATTTGCGAACTTCTTGCGAAGTTCAGCGGGGAGACTCATAAATTCGTCATTTGCTTGTTGAATGGTGTTCAATGCGGTGGCGTAGTCGGGGATAGATGTGAGGTCAAGGTACTGTCCTTGGCGTTGCTTCAGAATGGAGTCGTCTCCAGTCTTCATCCACTTTTTGTAGATTGTATTAATATCGCAATCTGGGCCGAAGCTTTCGTCCGTTTGCGATGGGAAGGTGTTTATTGTCATTACACGCTTAGTGCCGTTGGCACGCGTGATGATTACTTTTTTGTATTCGTGGTTCACTTTCGTTTCACTCATATTTTTCCTCATTTCATTCGGTGGTACATAGTGTTTTCATTCGTTTTTTTCTTGGGTTCGAACTTATAAGTATTGTTCTCTGACCATGGCAGAGACCAGTTAGCGTTCGAGTCTTTTTTTCCGGAAAAAAAGCCCTGAACTTTTTTCCATATTTGTTGTGCAGCTTCACCTTTAACAGCGTCAACGCCTAAGGCGTTGGTTTCTGCTTGTTTCTTTACGGTATCAGCTTCAATGTTCTTTCCGGTTTTTTCTGCGTTATCAAGTTCTGTTTTCAGACGTGCGGATTCGTTTGCTAAACGAAATGCGTCTCTAGCGGCTGCGCCTATTTGGGGAGCAACGGAGGTGGAGGTTGCACCGGTGGCGGTGCTTCCTCCAGGGGTGGAGGCTCCAGAGCCTCCAAGTGCAAGCATGGGATTAAGACCTGCGGCCTTAAGATCCGCTACTTCACGCTGTCGTGCAGTGTTGGACATGCGTTCTTGCCAATCACGATTTAGGCGGGACTCCTCTTTGTTAAACAAAGAGGTTTCCCTTGCCATATCACGATTGGACTCGTTGGTTTTTTTAGTATTGTAATAGTCCATTGCGCCGGAGAATACAGTGCCGGCGCCCTGGGCGATTAGATTCATCATTAAAACCTACCGAGTGATGCCGGGATGCCATAAGTGGGCATTGGGCGTGCGTGTTTAAAGTCGAAGAACATGTCAGCGAGGAGGTGTGGATAACCTTCCTCAGGGACGATAAGGACTCTTTCGATCGGAGTGCTACTCTGGATGAAAGATCCATTGAGAGGCGGAAGAGCATTAAAGTCTTCAGCTTGGTGCCAGACATCAAGAGTTTCTGGGTGATTGGAGCGGAACCAAGAGCAGATCTCTGCTGGGCGATAGCGATAATCGGCATGGCGTTCCTGATAACCCCAAACTTGATTGTCAGGCGATGAGCCCGTTGCAAAGATTTCCTTATTGAGAACTGCTTGCTCTCCGAGCTCAGCGAATGTTGACCAATAGAAATCTTGCTGCGTAGAACGCGACCACATACGGTTGAGCCCGTTCTGATAGGAAACGTCGGCTCTGGCACTGCAGACGCCTATGACGTATCCATGCTCTACGAAGGACTTAGAAAAACCGATCTTATTGCCACCGGACATAGCTGTCGAGTACGCAGCTAAGTTACCTTGTGGCGATGTATTGTCGGTTGTTTCTGATGTCTGGGCTATAACGTGTTGGGCGATTTTTATAGTCGATGACGCTAAAAATTCTGGCCGTTGAAGACGGAAATCGGGAGATGTCACTCCGAAGTGTTGTTTTAGGATCTCGGTGTAACGTGTTCCACCTCGTGCATTTTTCTCTAGGAATTCCTGCATCATGTAGGCTTGACGAAACACGTTAATTGAGGCGGCAGTGGCGGCGCTGAGATCAGCTACCATTCCACTTTGGCCGACTTTTAACGGTTCGTTAGCTATAACGCCAGTGTTGTTAGGGATAAAGGCGTTTCCGACGGATTTCATGACTGCGGTCACGCTGTTTGCCGAGTCTTTGAATTGGAAGTCTGAGCCATTTCCGATAACGGGTGCAGTGCTTCCTAATGGGAGTGTGACGGATGTGCCTTTTTGAGGCCATGGGAGTGCTGACGTGAAATAATCATGCTTCTTATTTCTCTTAAGCGTAGTGAAGAGAGTGTCAAGGTCCGGTCCGTCGCCTTTTGGTACTGTGACTGAATTTTGCAAATTCTCGTCGCGAAACCAGGTATTCCAGATGAGATTATAGGCGCGGAATGGGAGGACGTTGACAGATAGATTAGCGACTTGTGGTGGCACCGCTGCTTGATCGTATATCGAGTCAACGGGAAATCCCGTTAAAGCGGGTGCAACGACTTGTGGGACAAGATAGGAGGTGGAGTCTCCAGGATTGTCCTGAGCTCCGTTAAATTTTTCCCAGTTATTCCATACAAGTCTATTTGGTACGAAGAACCAAAAGAAGTCGATGTAAAGATTGTCCATCAGTGGGCGGACCTGTGGGGCTAGACGGATGAATGTTTGTAAGTCGATGTTCATTGTGTCAGAGGGCAATGCCTCTTCGACAAAGAAGAGATTTAGGTCATCAAACATCCATGTGGTCTTTTTCGGAAAGGACCGATCGAAATTAGACCGTGGGATATTGCTGGTGGGGACCTGAGCGAAGCTGTGTTGCGAAAAGCGATTTCCTATGTTCATAGTTTCATCCATTCTGTTAGAATTTTGAATTTTGTTTTTAATATCGTTTCTTTAACTTTAGAGCGTGTCAAGACTCGCTTGGAAGTGCCCGAAAATAAATTTTCTAGGTATTCTGCTTCGTCTTTTTGCTGGGAGTCGATAGCGAGATCTCTGATACTTGGTGCGACGGTTGTAACATAATGCTCCCATAGCGAGCTATTATGTTTCTTTAACCAGTCCACGTAGTATCGAGGGATTTTTGCTTTTTGACCTCCAGGGAGCACGACATAGCCATGATTAAAGGTGTGTTCGTAATACCGTTCTATCCACGTTCTACCGAGGGCACGGCCCTTGGGTGTGTGGTGTATAGGGTGGTAGGAATGCTCTTGATCTAGGCCATGTACAAGCTTTTTAGAGGCATAGCGGGCTACGTAGCCCGCTGATTCCAGTGTCACGTCTCCGAATTCGATGTTCCCTTTGTTCCAAATGGAACTTAAGTAATCGGAGGTGTAGACACGGTGTTTGAGGTCTGTGGTGTATTTATACTTTGCGTCGTCGGGCCTGAAATTGAAGATAATTGCATGCCAATGCGGACGCTTAGTGATTTCACCGTATTCTCCTGTGACCATCGCTGTAATTTTTTGGGAGTTGTCTGTCTCATAATCTAAACGTGAACGAAGATCTTTCATGAATGATTGCCAGTGGTCATAAATGAGCCACGGCGATTCGAGAGATTCTTCGTTATACGTGAGAGTGAGAAAGATGTTCTCCGGATGCATTTGCGATTCGTGCCAGCAGCGAATTGACTTCTCGCGGGCGATATTCAATCGGCAAGCAAGGCATTTGCGGCACGGGAGAGAGAAGGGGACAAGGCCTTTCATTGCATTTTTGGAAGAAAATGTTATATTCTTCCCAGAGGCATCGAAGGAGGCCTTTAAGAGCTGGGTACACTGCATTGTATCTGGCTCTTTTTTTACAGGCGAATGCCACCACGCATGCTGCGTGGGTTAATTGAGTTCATTTTTTGAACGCCTGTATTTTTCTTAAAAACTCGTTTCGAGCTTTTTGCGGACATTTTGCGTCGTTTCATTGAAACTCCTTGGGTGGGACAGAAATAGTATTTCTGTCAGTGCGGCTAATTACAACAA